CAGGATCTGTTTCCATTTCCTTCTTTGTATATTCAGCCATAGCATTAATAGATGCTTGGCCTTGAATCATTCTGCCGTCGGGACCGATAAGACCTTTTTTGGCCATATGATTATACAATCCGTCTCCGCGGTCGCCTTGCATAGAAAGCATACCTAGGTTCTTTTTTCCGTTATGCGGATCGGTGTGTGTGCCGAATAGTACATTTGGATTATAATCGTTTTCACGACCAACTTCGGCTGTTAGGGCCCGGGCTTGATTATCAGAGAAACCGGCCGCGCGATAACCATCATATACCATTTTCATGGTCGCCTGGCGGCCTTTTGTATTTCCTACTCCAGGTTTAACATTTACATCTGCACCATTCACTGTTGAAGATGGTGTGGTTCCCCCAGATGGCCGGCCAGGACCCCATGGCTGTTGACCTAAAGAACCTCTTGCGTTTGGAATATATGAACTGGTATCTGTTTGACTTACACCGGGAGCAAAACCACCCATTTGTACTGAAGGAATTTGTGTCATTCCTTTTAGGCGGTCACGTATCATGATAGCACGTTCGGAAGGCGTAAGTTCTTTAATGCCTTTTTGTGGAATGGCCTGCTGTTGAATTAAATTATTTTGTTGATATGATATGCGACCAAGAATTGAATTTTTTGGTTTAACTGGTGTAGTTGCCTCTGGTTTTCCACCTTTAAAAGACCAAAACTTTTCAAGCATTTTATCATCTACCTTGCGGGTAGGAGTTCCAATTGTCGTGGCCACACTAAATGCTAATAAAGCAGCACCCAACATACCACCCAGTCCGGCAGCCTTTGGTCCACTATTTTTTATATTTGGTCTATTACCTGTTTTTAAATTAGGTCTTGTTTTTGGACTGCCTCGCATGGGGCCCGGCACAACGGGCAGTCCAGACGATGTGCCGGAATTATCTTCGACAAGTCGCGCAAGATCGTCAAGTTTCTTATCAAACTTGTCAACGGCTTTTCGAATATATTTTGTATCACCGCTAATAGACTTAACGGTTTTATTCATTGCTGATAGTCTAGCCGAATGTTCTCTGGAAACAGCAGTAAAGGTTCCGCCTGGATTTTCCAGAGCATACTCGACTGCTTCCTCCACATCATCCATTTCAGCAAGCGATAATCCCTTAAGGTATCGATTGGTGTTTTTAGGCTTTGTCTTTAGTTTGTTTTTCATCTTTTGTTATTTCTTGCCCGTATTAGTGCTTGCTCATCACGAACTCTTTCCGCTTCCGCCTTAACATGGCTTGCGAGTAGACCAATATAAACTCCTCGTTCCCAAGGAAGTGAATTTTCTATATCTGATAACGACCACTTGTGGTGCTGAACCAACGCAAAATTCATTTCTAAGAAATTATTAAGCGTATCATGGCTCATGAACGTTAAAAAAAACTTAGTGGATCATCCAGCCTCATTTCATGCTCGAAGCCACACTTTCCACATTTGAATTTCTTTTTCATTTCCAAGGCCGGTAATGCATCATACCAATCTTGGAGTAATTGGAACTGTGCCTTTGTTAGACCTTCTATCCATTCCATGATTTCTTCGCGCGACTGTTCTCTAAATGGGTATGCTTGTTTTTCATCAAACACACTATCTAAACAATCAATCAACATATCATAACTAACATCTGGATCTTCCATGTTATAGTTCTTAAACTTAGGAAGTTTCATTTTAACGCTGTCCTTGTCGGTCAGTTTAACAATGAATTCCTTTGGAGCATCTGTAATGCCTACGTCGGAGACTGCCAGTGGAACAATAAACACATGCCCGCACTTAGAACCTTCAACAATATTATTACAGGTGAACTCTTGTTCTACCTTGTCGCCGATTGACTTGGCCCGCATATTCAGGAACAAGTAATCCAATTCAACAGCCGGTATGGTATCAACACCGAAACCCGATTGCTGTGTAAGAAGGCAGTTATTAACAACCTGCTTGATAGCATTTGTGATTTCCGCTGTATCTTTTCCTGCTGCTGCCAGTAGGAGAAGTTTTTCTTCTTTGACCAAGAATGGTCGATATGTAACCTTTACTTTAGAAATTGGTAACATCAAATCATATGTTGGTTGTGAAATTTTTGGTAAAGCCATGTTATATCCTCATAATTATCTTGTAGTTGTTATATTTGGTGGAACGAATGGTAGACCGCCCAATACTGAGCCTGTAACCATCTTGGATGCACCACCGGCACCCGTTTCTACTAGTGAATAACCAGTACGTGCAATATCATCATCGCGTTTTGTTTCGGTGTATGCAAAGGTAACTGCAACACGGTGGAATCCTTCTTCACCCCACACCAATCCCATCGGAGCAATGACGGTTGGAAACGCATCAACCAAAGTCATTTTATATGTCGGCACACTTTTATCTTGTGCATCTACCCCCGCAGAATATTGTATAATGTTTATCTGAGATACATAATCTGATTTATAACTGAAATCATATGTGTTGTTGGGATTAATACACATCATCCAGTTATCAAAATATTCTTTTTCGTACATTTGATCACGCACAATAAAAGTCATGGTAATATCACTATATTCTGTCTGTATGGGATATTTAAAATTAGGACCATAGTAACGAGCATCTTGAAGGGATAGTGTTTTCCCGGGTATTTCGGCTTGTTCACATAGAAAAGGCATGTCCTTTAAAATTGTTGAGAATACCGGTGCTGCATCATATACCAATTTAGGAGTGTTAATAATTACCAAATATCTACACGCCTGGGCCAAACCGGCACCATATCTGTTAATAACAGAAGTAAAACCTTCCAGTGTGTTTACCTGAGGTGCATTTGGTATTAAAAAAGTTGCCATTAAAATTGTCCTCGACTGTCTCTCCAGACCTTCTTTTTGTCGGCCTTAACAAATTGTTCTGCTTCTAGGAAGCACGCCATATCATATTCAGCAGGTTCAACAAATATAAACTTGCTTTGAATGTGGCTGTATAGGTATCGCTTTATACACGGCTTGGCCATTTCCAAGCGACTTGCATTTGCAACCAAATCATAGGATAGACGCATACGGGTGGTCTTATCCATTTTCTTGTTATTTGCATAGGTCAACAATTGATCGAGAAGCATAACGCGCAAGCCCGGGTCGAGATAATGTAAATTTAGCCCTAGAAATCCATCATCATACATTTCAATCGGAACGACCAATGGAAACCTGTCATAATATGGCAGGTCTTTTTTTGTCTTGGGGTCATAGAAGAAAAAGAACATCTGTCCGATAAACACATCCGCTACAGTTCCGGCCCGCATCATGGCCGCGCGGTTGACGCTCAATCCGCGGAGTTTCTCGTATAACCATTTACGAGAGGCCAGCATCTTACCAGCCTTGTTACCGTAAAGGTCTTTTCTAAATTGATCTAAAAGTGTGCCCATCGTCTATTTATCTTACACTCCAAGATCATGCTCGGTCAGGATATTGAATTCCCAGCCCATATGCTCGGCATATTGCATGGCAGCTTGCCACTTGGCGGAATTAACACCCCATGTATAGACTTCATATAGATATCGCTTGGTTTTGCGCTTACCCTCAGGTGGCTTAGTCTGCTTATAGGGCTTCACCTCATACAGATGAGTTTTGATGGTGCCGTCCTTCTTTCTCAGCTTAACGAGAAAATCAGGGAAATAGCGATGCTTTTTGCCATCCACCGGTGAAATATACGGTATAACTACACATTCCGAGGCCCATTCAAGCACATTAGGGTTCTTATCAAAGAAAACCATAGCAGACCTCTCCCAACCCGAACGGAAGCGAATGTCTTTTATATTATTTCCGATATACTTTTTGGGATTGGTGGGTATGAACCGACCCTGCTGTAATGCCATATAAATACTCATGATTAATCAATGCATATATTTATAAGGTAACCGCGCATGGCCGAAGAAGGCGATCTAATAGGCGAAATGACCACAAAATTCACGAATAGCGTGAAGAATTTGGCTGAGGTTGTGGTTGGTGATCTGGCTGGTGTTCCGAAAGATTTTGACTTATTTCAATCAAAATATGATTTCACTTATCGCCGTTTTCCACTGGATCTAGGCGAACAATCATATAATGGTCATTATATGGTTATAAACATTAACGTCCAAAACGGCTCTAGATTTAATGATTCTGTATCAAATTCGACAGGGCAAAAGATAAGAACCTCTCAACTTCTACCTAACGAATTATCAAAGGTTGACTCTTTACGTTTCAATATTGATTCCCAGTGGAAAGATGATGTTGGTTCTGATTTTAATACATCCGGTGCTGTTTTGATTCCGAGACAAACCCGCCGCGTGGTGGAATCGATTGCATTATATATGCCAAATACAGTTGTATTTGATTCGAATAATGATTATGAAGATGTTGGTTTGACTGCTATCGGCTCTGGAGCAGCTTCAAGTGTGGCTCAAATTGCTTCTGGTTTTGCTGGTAAAACTGTTGGAAAAATAATAAGAGCAGGTTCAGATGCTATTAATAGCACAGTTGGTACAGGCGCTAAATTGTTGCAGCGACCTATTAATCCAAGAGTTGAAGTTCTATTCCGCAATACATTACAGAGAACATTCCAATTTGATTTTCTATTTGCTCCTTCTAGTCAACCAGAAACAATTGCTATGGAACAAATTATTAAAACATTGCGTTTCCATGCTGCGCCAGAATATGAAAGCAATTTCGGTGCATTTGTTTATGTTCCACCATCTGAATTCGATATCACATTCTTTAATCGCGGCATTGAAAATACAAGTATTCCTCGTATTAGCACATGCGCTCTATCCAAAATAAGTGTTGACTATGCTCCGCAAGGCGTATATTCAACCTTCCGTGGTACGGGTTCTCCAGTTTCTTGCCGTATGCAAATTGAATTCCGCGAACTTGAAGTTGTTTCAAAATTGCGCGTTCTACAAGGATTCTAATATATGTCAAAATTCTATGATTTATTTCCTCTTGTCGGATATGATATCACAAAAGATAATCATAAACGACAGGATTATGTCACAAATATATTTTTAAGAATTGGTCTGCTTGCAGAAGTAAAAAACAATTCATTTGCATATTATGATTATCTTGTGCGGGAACAGGATACTCCTGAAAATTTGGCAGATAGATATTATGGTGATTCCGAATACCACTGGATTATTCTATTAATGAATGATATTGTTAATCCTTTGTTTGATTGGCCATTAAAGGCCGATGCATTTGCCAAATATATTGAGGACAAATACGGAAGTCAGGCGGCCGCGGCAGCCCAAACACACCATTATACACAAATAATCCGCCGAACTGATATGAATTCGGATACTTATAATGAAATTATTTTAGAAATAGACCAAACTGCTTATGATGCATTGCCGGAAAGTTCATTGGAAGTGGAAACTCTTTCTAACGGTCGATCTATTGAAGTTCTAATAACCAAAGCAACAGTAGATTGTTTATCTTGGGAACAAGATATTAATGATAAGAAGCGCAATATAAAACTACTAAAAAAGGAAAACCTGGGTAAAGTTCTTGATGAATTTCAACAACTGTTATCAAAATCTGGTGTTAAAAGCATTATTAGCCGCAGAGTTGTTCGTTAATGCCGCCAAATAGACCTATACTACAAACATCAATGGGCGATGGCTCAACCATTCTTGCGATAAACGTGGAAGGTGTTCCTGAATCATATCTATTTGAATCGTCAATAGCCAGCATAACCTGTGTTGAGTCCCTATTAACTCCATCTATTCATACAACGGTGGAAGTTCAAGATTCTATTTATTTTGCTCCGGATAATAAAGTAAAGGACTTAAATTTATTCAAAGGTAAGAAGCTTACATTCAATTTATATAAAAAAGACCGCGATAAAGAACTTGTGGTGGAACAAACAATTTATCGTATTGATAACCGCAAATTAATGAATATGCAAATTGAATCATATGGAATGAATGCTATTGATGGTGATGCCTTGGTAAATGCTAAAAACAGAGTAGCAAAACAGTGGGTATGCAAAACGCCGACCGATGTAGTAAAGGAAGTTCTTGGGGGAATTGGGGCCAAAAACGTTCAAATTGAAAACTCGGTTCCTACTAGAAACTATTCAGCAACCAATATTCACCCATATCAAGTTATTTCCGAACAGGCCGAAGTTGCACTAACGAATGGAACAGATCCTTCGTTCGTTCACTTCATGACATTTGAAAATACAACAGGCACCCATCATTTCAAATCTCTGGCTTCCATGGCGAAGGCAGGACCAGTTGCATATTATGTTTGGAACGAAAAGGGCTCTCATGAAGGTGGATTTTCTAATCCATGGTCTATCATGTCATTCGAATTTCCGTGTGATTTTGATTTTCTATCTGATATTCTAAATGGAGTAGGAAACTCATCAGGTATCGTGGAAAATATTCAAAATGGTATGTTATCACAATTTGGTAGCCAACAAAGAACAACCGGCATCGGCGCAGGCCTTACCAAGTATGCACTAACAGATATGGGTTCCTCAGAGGGATGTGATGTAAGTGTAGAAAAATATCTTCACTTGCGCCAGGCCAGAATGAGCCTTCTGGAACAAGATAAAATAGGTTTAAGAATGACAGTTCCTTTTAATCCAGACTTACATGCGGGACAAGTTATTAGCGCCAAGTTTCTTTCGAAGGAAGAAGTAACAAAAGGACAACCTGAATATGGCAGTGGTGAATATTTAATTTGTTCTTTGTCACATTCATATAAAGCGGGTGGTTTTGGTACAACTACACTTGATTGTGTATCTGAAACAGTAGCAGCGGGTGAATTATAATGCAAGAAAACTTTATTCCACAATCAGGCTTCATTACCTCGGTAGATGACCCGGAAGGTCTAGGTCGTGTCAAGGTGCATTGCGAGGCAATTGACGGCACAAATGCCGAGCAAGAAACTGTCTGGGTTAATATTTTAAAGGGACCAGAAGGCTTCGGCTCAGATGCGCAATCTCCTCCGCAGGTGGGTACGCGCGTAATTGTGCAGGTCAATAAGACTAATCCTTCACTGCGCCAAGTTGTAAGTGTTGTGGGTTCACAAAAACAAAAAGCAAATCCTGCTATGCCAGGAAACTCTGGATTGGCTTTCATTCGAGAGAAGTTTGAGAAGGTAACAAACGACCTTATTTCAGGTCCAGGTAAAATGGGACAACAGCCCGAGACAAACGGCCGCGGTTCAAGCAAAACAAAAATTCCTGTTTTACAGCAACAAATATCCGAGCAACTTTCTATTATGAAAAGAAAGGAATTGCCAACTCAGATATCGGCCAATCCTCAGATTGCAACGGTTGTTCCGGCTCTCAAGAATGTGGCAACTGCTCTAACACCAGATTCATCTATTTTTACCTCGGCTATGGCCGGTTCATTGCCGGGTGTTCCGTTTAGTTTGTCAAATATATTTGATCATCTGCAAGGTGACCTATTAACCGAACTAAAATCAAAAGTTCCAACCGAAGTTATGTCGGCGTTGGAAAATATGGCAGCAACTTCTAGTTCGTTTACACCTGCAACAGCCGATGGTTTTATGCAAAATGCAAAGCGTGTAAATCCAGCCACTTTCGGAGCCAATATGGTGCGCGAACTATCAGAAGTAAAAAATGTAAAGCAATTGCGTGAAGCAATGGATAAAGTAATGAATGACGATAGTGTTAGTGATCTAGCCTCTATGGCAGATGTTGCGTTGGAAAGTCTAAGTGGTTTTGGTACTGTTCCTTTAAACATGAAGGCTAATGGTGATATTGAAGTGGTTGCATCGGATCTTATCGATCAAATTAAAGCTTTGTTTGGTCAGTTGACTTCTGGTATTCCTTCTCTGGGAGGCGCAGCCAATTTCTTGTCTGGTTCAGATATTCCAGATAAATTAATGGAACGCATGGTGCCGGCAAAAGCAGCAGAATTTAAAGAAATGTTTCAGAAATTAGCAGGCGACAACAATGAGCCTCGCCGGTTGATAGAAGAAAAGATTGCGGCCCTTAAGGCGAAATTGGAGTAATATATGAGTACGTGGAAAGAACCGGAAAACCTTAAATATGGTGACGATAACCAGGGAGAAAATACGCGATATATTTCTCCATCGGGCCAGGTCATTGGTGTAAGCGATAAAAAAGGAAATGAATTTCTACAATTGACGCACCGCACTGGCACGAAGGTGGAAATGCACCCGAATGGTGATGTTATAATCAAGAGTTTAAAAGATCAATATCAGATTACTCTTGGAGATAACAAAATCCTTATATCGGGACACCAAGACGTTACAATTCAAGGCGGCGGTTCACTTAAAGTCGAAGGCGATTATGAAATGCGTGTGTCGGGTAATATGTTAAGTGTGGTTGAAGGTAACATGGAAACTACAGTGCATGGCAATCATAACACTGCTGTCAAGGGTAATCAAGAGGTTGCCGTCGAAGGTAATCAAACTACAAAAGTTCTCGGTGGAATTGAACATTCTGCCGACGGCAAAAGTTACTATGGAGCCGATGGCGGCCTTGGAATTGGTTCATCATCTGGCCGAGTAGCGATAGATGCCGCTACTCAAATTCTGACCGAATCTGGTTCGGACACTATCATGTCAATGGGTGCTACCTTCACCACAACGGCCGAAGGTCGTGCTACCCATGTTGCTCCTATTATTGAGTTTAATCCTTAATGCCGGTCGCGCATCGCCATAGTGATTTGCGAGCCTGCGGTGCAACTACGGTTGCATCGGGTCAAAGCAGCGTTTTTGTTAATGGTCTGCTTTGGGCTGTGGAAGGTGATGAAAATACACATGAGGAAGGACCTTTGCTTGCAGTCAATGGAGTAACCGTTTTTATTGAAGGTAAGAAAGTTATAACGGTTCAGGACCCAGGTTCAGCGCCAGATAACGCAGGACATAGCCCAAACCAAGTTAGAGCAATATCTGGCTCGGGTGATACCGCAGCATATGATACTGGACCTTTGGTTTCAGCACCGCCTGAATAAGGACATAAATACGACATGGCCATAGTAAACGTTCAAAAAGTATCTCGGAAAACAGATTATTCCGATCTAGACCTTGATTTTGGTGTTCATCCTGTAACAGGAGACATTCTGAAAAAGCACGGGGTTGAGGCTATTGCCAGAGCCGTTAGAAACCTTATATTTTATAATTTTTATGATAAACCATTTCAACCTCAAATAGGTTCAAATGCCCAAAAATTGTTATTTGATAATGTAACTATAATGACGGCCAATCTCTTAAGAGATGCCATTATTCAAGTAATTCAAAACTATGAGCC